TAAAAACTCCTCAGCAAATGGAGTTAGCCTTTCAGGGTTTTTCTCTTCAGTCGGTAAATAAATAAGCCCGCACTCTATAAACGGTGCTGCTCTTTGGACTCTTGCATTCTTATCGCCTTTTGGGGTATAACCTATAGCAGGAATCCCTCCGAGCCTTAGATCACGTATTAAAGGATCACCCGTTGCCTTTGCTTCTATTAAACAACAATCAACAGTTCTTTGAGCAGGCATTGGGTTTTTATGCTCACCGGTATCTTTATAATCTCGGGCTAAGCGCTGCGATCTAGCTCGAAGGTCTGGGTATCCCACGCGGTCACGCCAAGTAGAGAGCAACATCATCCTAAATAACTCATCCTCGGATTTTTCGCCCCATACTCCCCAAGTAGTACAAGCAGAATATGCAGCGCTCGGTTCGTCAGAAATTGCCGTATCCCAGCTTTGCAATATGTAATCAAATTTAGGTTTAATCGGGCTACTCCAGAGCTTAAACCATTTTTTCTTAAGTATTCCTCCACCAATTGGAGATGGTCTTTGCTGACATTGCCCTGCATAACCATAAGAACCGAGTAACTTTTTTAACTCACTTACCTGCTTCTCGCCGAAACGTAAGTCATTAAGCACCTCTCCTTCTTTGTTTCTTGGGTCTTCCCAAATAACCTGATCTATGCCAAGGGGAACTGTTATACACTTCCGTTTTTCCTCAAATTCCAGTGGTAGTACTAACTCTACCCAGTCGCTATCGCTATCGTTCTTTCTGATATAGCCGGTTAGATCATTCTCATGTGTTCTTTGCTGGACAACTATTCGGCAGTCATTAGCCGGGTTATTTGAACGGGTAGACATTCTTTGCGTCCACCAGTTAATTACGTTCTCACGTTTTATTTCAGATAAGTCACCTGGGTCATTAGGGTCATCAATGATAATAATTGAACCGCCTTTACCGACAGTTTTAGATACTACGCTTGTTGATTGCCTATATCCTGTTTTTGTATTCTGGAAAAAGCTTTTAACGTTCTGGTCTTTTAGAAGAGGGAATCTATAACCCCAATTATCCTGATACCAGTTGCTCTCGAGTAAAGATCTGTTTTTCTGTGCATGCTCAAGACTTAAAGAATTAACACAGGATACAGTTAAGAACCTCTCACTAGGGTTATGTATCCACACCCACGCAGGAAAAGCTACCGATATTAAATTGGTTTTACCGGTGCGAGGCGGAACATTAATAATCAGCTTCTTTATTTGCCGTGCGTAAACCGCTTCTAAATGCTCGGCTATTGCTCTTATATGCCAGCTATCAACATAAGGCATATTACCCTCAATATAAGGCCATGCCACTTTAAAAAACTCATATAGAGAGCCCTCTACCAAGTATCGTTCCCCGATATTAGAGAGTTTTTGTTCCCATTTTTTCAAAAAAGAAGAATTAAAAAATTGACGGTCTCCAGGAGAGTTGTAATGCTGTGCCATAAAATTAAGTTTCCTTTACTTAAATTAATTATAACACACTACTTTTTAATCTTGATTTTCTCGTGCTTTTTTAGGTTTAAAGGGAAAAGATTATATGTTAGACAATTAGGTTAACATTTAAAAATATGAACTAATATATAGGGTTGGAATATGGTAATAAAAAAAGTAGCTCTCGCTCTAACAACTTTACTTACAGTTACTACAGCTTTAGCAGATGGTTATTCAAAGGAAGAGAAAAGCACTAATTTCATTGTTACTCCTTCTGTAGCTTATAGATATGATGTATTTAAATGGTCTATTCCTGATGATATATTTAGAAATAAAAAACTATCAGAACTTATTTGGAAAAATCATATTATTCAGCCGTCTATTAAATTTGAAATCGAGCCCAAGACAAACCAATTTACTTTTTTAGGACAAGTTAAATATGGTTATATTCTAAAAAATCCAAGTAAATCTTATGATTTAGATTGGATTCATAATAATCATACATTACAATTATATTCAAAGACTAAATCATCAGTTAAAGGTAACATCTTTGATTTATCAGGAGCTGTTGGTTATTCGATAAATTTATTAAATAACAATTTGCTCACTTTTTATGTAGGTTATGATTACACGGATTATAGAAATAAAGATTATGGTTCTCGTCAATTACTGAATTACAGCGGAATACCATTCTCATCTAATCAACTTGTTTCTAAATACTATTTTAAGACTCAATCCCCATGGCTCGGTTTATCGGTTAACGCTCCTTTAAATGAAAGATTTACAATTATTCCAACAATTAAATTCTATTCTTTTAACTATGTCGGAAAAGGTTATTGGTTATGCCGAGATGATGTAAAACAGAATCCTAGTATGAAACATAATACGAAAGGCAAAGGTTTAGGGTTTGATTTGGATTTTTTATATAAATACAGTGATAGCCTAGATTTTAAAATTAACCTAGAAACTAAAAAATTTAAAATGAAAACAGGAAGGGAAAAAGCTTTTTATAATTCTCTTGCTTTCGGTGGTGAAAGAATTGTAAATAGGAAATTACTTGATTTAAGTTTAATGTCTTCTTCAATTAGTGTCGGCATCCACTATAAATTATAAATATGGTCTTTTAGCTACACTTCAATAATTATTTCTATTTAGTTAATATGCTACTTATTTCTTCAAACTATGGTTTATATATACAATTAAATAAATATGAATGTAAATAATAGGTAATATAATGTCAAAATATAATCCTGCCGCTGACGAATTAAGTAATCTTTTAAATAATGGAGTGTGGAATAGGGCTATACATCCAATAATAAAAGAAAAAATAACTCGTGTGCTTGAAGGAGTGAAGATTACAGATAACCTTATTACTGAAAAAGAACAAGCGGTAAAGCAGAAAGAGCATTTACTAGTACAGAAAGAAAGTGTTATAAAGGAGAAAGATACAGAGCTTTTAGATACAAAACAAATAGCAAAAAAACAAGGATTAAAACTGGAATGGCAGGAAGGGCAAACCAGTAATTTATTTAATACTCCATTTGATCTGACAAGAGATACAATACTTTTACAGACAAGATTAAAAGCTGATATTGTGCAGGATATACAAAGCAATGATCATGGAGAACATGGTATAGAGTTTAGAAATAAACAAATACAGGATTACGATCAAATAATTCTTAAATTAAATAAAGAATTAGTAGATGAGGCAAGTAGAGTAAAAGGCGAGGCTATTACTAAGTCGGATCATTTAAGAGCAGACATACTTGTTCAAGAAGCATGGAAAACTGATGCTGAGTGGTATAGAAGAGAAGCTATAAAAAACAATGATCATGGAGAACATGGTATAGAGTTTAGAAATAAACAAATACAGGATTGTGATCAAACAATTCTTAAATTAAATAAAGAATTAGTAGATGAGGCAAGTAGAGTAAAAGGCGAGGCTATTACTAGGTCGGATCATTTAAGAGCAGACATACTTATTAAAGAAGCATGGAAAACTGATGCCGAGTGGCATAGACGAGAAGCCGTAAAAAACAATGATCATGGGGAATATGGTATAGAGTTTAGAAATAAACAAAGAATAGGATGTGATCAAGAGATTTACAGATTAATTAAAGAATTAATAGGTGAAGCCAATAGAGTAAAAAGCGAGGCTATTACTAAATCAGATCATTTAAAAGCTGATATACTTATTCAAGAAGCATGGAAAACCGATGCAGAGTGGTGTAGAAGAGAAGTTGTAAAATACAACTATCACGGAGAACATGGTATAGAGTTTAGGAATAGGCAATTACCCGAATACGATAAAGAAATTAGTAGATTGGTTAAAGAATTAATAGATGAAGCTAGTAGAATAAAAGGTGAAGCTATTACTCCATTAGATCATTTAAAAGCTGATATACTTGTTCAGGAAGCATGGAAAACTGATGCTGAGTGGCACAGAAGAGAAGCAGTAAAAAATAATGATCATGGAGAATATGGTATAGAGTTTAGGAATAAGCAATTACCCGAATACGATAAAGAAATTAATAGGCTAACTAAAGAATTAAAATCTTTTGAAATTAATAAAGAACAGGAAATAGATAAATTTAAGGAACTACTTAGCATTAGAGAGCATGAACTTCAAGAAAAACAAGAATTACTTTTAGCTAAAGAACTAGAGAAACAAGAACTGTTAGCTCAAAAAGAAAATGAAATACATAATAAAAGTATGGTTAAAAACCAATTCATCAATGAATTACAAGGAGAGCTTGGTTTAAAAGAGAAAGAGGCTTTAAACTTAAAAATTGAATCTTTAATGAAACAAGTAGAATTTCATAAGAAAGAATCAGAGCTCAAAGATAAAGTACTGGAAGATGCGTTAGAAATTGGGAAGCAAAATAAAATTATTAGTGAGTTAAAAGAAAAAGAACTAGCAGATGTGCTGGAAATTGTTAAGCAAAAAGATGTTATTAATGAGTTACAAGGAAAGTTGTTGGATTTGAAAGCTTTATACGAACATGATATTTCGTTTTCCGAGCAATTTAGTGCAATACAATTCCGAGCTGAGAATAGTATAGCAAATAATGATATTGCTGATATACAATACCTAATAGGGCATATTGGTGGATTAGTAGAAGATGGAAGAGAAAACATCGAACTGGTATTAAACGAGAGTCCTATTCCTCAAGTGCATGAAAATAATGCACAAGAAAACGTTGTACAAAATCCTTTAGCAGTTATTAACAATTTTGATATTAATCATATTAATACTACCCATTCGGTTTACCCAAGTGGAGAAGGGTCGTCTTTTTCTATCATTCAAGAAGAAAGTTTAAATTAAGCTATTTTGTACTAAAAAGGCTCTATCCAATCAAATAAATAGAGCTTTTGTTTTAATGGGGGACAGAGCAATATAAGAGTCTTACTTCTCAAGGTTGTTTGATCTCTTTCTAGATTTCATTTTTTTAGCCATTTCCATACCATTAGTTGGGGGTCTAAGCGTATATCAAATTTTTTAAAAATACAAAAAGTGTGAAGGTAAAGGGCTTTTGCCGCCACATAAAAATGACTATACAGAACTAAAAAAGAAAGATTCACCTTGATTAATAGTAAGATATGGTTAGAATGGGGATATGAAAACGACACTTTTGGGTGTTCTTCCATTTGAGTATTTTTGTATTTGTTAATTTTCTATAATTTTCCATTTTTTTAATTTTAACGTTCATAAAAACTCTTAAGATTGAAGAGTGAAGATTTTATACATAATGCAGATTATGGAAAATAAAGTAAAACTTTATTAATAAAATGTTAAAATGTTAGGGAAATTTTAACTAAAATTACATAACTATTCCACCTAATCAACAAAAACCTCCATAAATGCGATTTAAACAGCATTTTACTCGTTTACATAAAATCATACTATAACCATCCGATCTACCACTCCTAAGCCTCTTAAAATAAGACGATTTTTTTATAAAATGGTTAAAAAATTGTTAATTGTTGTTATACTTCTTAATATTAATAGTATAATATTGTATTTTTTTGTTTAAAAAAGTCTAAAATACTTTATAAAAGTTTTTTTTATTTACTTATACTTTTTTATACTATAATATATTTTTATATTGTATCTTATAGTATAAAATAATGACTGATAAAAAAATAACAATATGGACTACTAAAGGTGGATGTGGAAAGACTAATATATCCGCCGAACTTGCTTTACAACTAAGTTATCCTGTAATTACCAACGAGCAAGAAAGCATGCTATCTAGCATAATAAACACAGATAGATTATTAATATTAAAACCAAATCAAGAAATACCGGATATGAATTGCGGGGTTATATTTGACTTTGGGGGCTATATAGACCAAAGGCTAGAATTAACTATATCTGATTGACTAACGAACATTAGAATTGGCTACGACGAATATTAGAATTACCCATTTTGAGCAAAAAAATATTGTCTAGTATATTACATTATGTCCTCCGATTTTACAGTTAATTTTTTTCCTTTAGCAGTAGCAATTCTATAACTCTCAGTATTTAGTTCAAGTATCGTAGAATGATGAACCAGTCTGTCAATAGCAGCTGAGGTAGTCATATCATCTTTAAAAATAGTATTCCATTTTGCAAAGACTAAATTGCTGGTAATTAGGACACTGCGCATTTCATAACGTTCAGCTAGCAAGGTAAAGAGCACATCAGTTTCCTCTCGGCTATAAGGTACATAGGATATATCGTCAATAATTAATATTTCAAAATAGTCAAATTTTTTAATAATTTGCCTAAGTCGTAAATTGGATTTTGCTTCCAATAATTGCTGAACCAGACTTGCTGCAGTTGTATAAAATACTTTCCTACCGGTAAGACACCATTCCCTTGCTAGTCCTATACTGAGATGGCTTTTACCAGTGCCGGGGTTACCAAAAATAAGTATATTTTCATAGCGGTCCATAAATTCTCCTTGTACCAGATATTTTATCTTGGTTGATGATAATCCAGGAATACGTTTAATATCGAAGTTGCTTAGCAACTTATCTCGAGAGAGCTTTGCCTGCTTTAGCAATCTGGCAATACGTTGTTGATGTCTATGCTCCAGCTCTCTTATTGCTAATTCCTGTAAATAATCCGTATATGTTTTACCATCTTGTTCAAAGCTTTCTGCCACCGATTGGTATTGTGATGCAAAAGTAGGAAGGCAAAGGTTCTTGAGTAAGTTACCTAAAGGTTGCTCATTTACTATCTGTTTTATCATGCTGCCTCACTTGTTTTAAAACCATGTAATTGATCATATTCTCCAAGAACTGGTTGGCTAATTTCTACTGAATAAATAGTTTTAGGCCTATTGTCTAATAAAGCAGTAATATTATCTATGGTTGCTTCGGTTGCACTTTCCAATAAAATTTCCAGTGCTGCTACTATATCCAGTTCTCCATACATTTTGGCCAGTTGTAATATCTTAAGGTATATTTTGTGTCCCTTGCTTGGATATAACTTTGTAAGCTGGTCATATACCTGACGAAAAACAGGACGAGGAAAAAGGGATTCATGGTACTGATACCCGGCAAATGCACCCGGTTTACGTACAAGAGAATCAATAATATGCCTGTAGTCAATGGCATAACCTTGATGAACCCTAGGCATCTTCTGTAAACATTTGTTGCCATAATAAAGTTCTATTTCTTCAGCATAAACATACGCTTTTAAACTATAACTTATTAGACGACTCGGTACAGAATAAGGTATGGATAAAATAGTAACAACACTGCTGGGATTAACCCGTACAGGTAAAATTGTCGGTGCATTCCATTTTCTATAGGGTAATTCTTGTAAATGGGCCAATTCTTCAGCTAACCTTTCTTTCCTTGAACTATTACGTTTTTCCTTAATGTTGGTTAGGAATAACTCATAATCCTTTAAATCAACAAAATTTCGTGACCCTCTTAACAGTAAATGCTGGTTAACTGCCTGTTTGAATGTATCATGACTTTTTTCTACAGAACCATTTTCGTGGCTTATCCCAGGATTATTTCTTGATGGTTTAACATTATAATGAGCTAGTAATTCTTCCCATCGCTCCGTAAAAGCTCTATTGCTACCACACCGCTTAGTAGCTGCGCTTAAGTTATCTGTACGATGTTCAGGCAATACCCCACCTAATTCCCATACGGCTCTTTCAAATCCTAGAGCCAAGCTATCAAAACTTTCACTATGGCATATAGTAAAACTTTCCCAACGTGAATACGGTAACATAAAATGAAATAATAAATGGGGATATGGTTTACCACCAATACAGATATCCAATTGGTTCATATTTGTCCAATCGGATTGGCTTTGCTGACCGGGTAGAATATTCTGCAAGAATATTACAGGCTTATCTTTACCATGTTCAGCACGCCAAATTTTTAACTTCTTCTGTAAACAACGTAATTGTTTGTCATTATAGTATCCAGGGTACTTTCCTATCAGATATGGCAGTAGTGTTGTTGCTTGTAATTCAGGAGCTGACTCTAGCATTGTTTCTATTTCGTTCCAGTGATCTATGAATGGATCCTTACGGGTCCTGTATTTACGAGCTTTCTTTAATTCACTTGGCAGTTTGCCAATCCGTAAATATTTACGCGCTGTTTTTACATTCATCCCTGCTTTTGCAGCGGCTATTATCTGATTATGTTTTTTAATCTTGTCCATTAAAATTCCTACTTGTTTATTTGTACATGTCATCAGTAATTCTCAAATAATAATAAATCTTAAAGATATTTTTATCTGATTCTTTTCTGATCCCTTAGCTTTTTTTGTAGGTAATCCTAATGTTCGTCGAGGGTATTTCTAATGTTCGTTAATCAGGCTAGAAAAGGTATTAACTATATCTGATGTTATTTTAGTGCCAACCCTACCTGAAATTTCAGATATACAAGGATGTATTAACTCATTACAAACTATACAAAAGTATAATAAGAATATTGTCGTTATAGTAAATAAAACAGAATCAGCTAAGGATTTTGAGAGTGTAGAAGCTATAATGAATAAAATTAGCACATACCCTTTATTTGAAATAAAAAAATCTAGAGCTTTGCCCAATATTTATCTTAAGAAACAATCTATAAAAGATATGTGTGATGAATCCCCCCTAGACAGATATTCTTATAGAAAAATATTAGAACAATTTAATTGTTTAATAAAGTATATTATTACTTAATATATTTTATTATAGTATAAAAAAGTATATTATAGGTTTTTATGACTTCTTCTAAAACTAAAGATTTTAAATTTAATTTAAACGATAAAAATTTATTAAAAAATTTTAGTAATAAAAATTCTTTGCAAAAAAAGTTGGGCAGACCTTTAAAAAAAGATAATGATAAACTATCAAAACAAGTAACGGTAAAATTTAAATCTGATGAAATGACATTATTACAAGATATTTATCATTCACAACATGCTAACGAGTATTCATTTGGAAATTTTTTACGACTAACTATCTTGAATAAACTGAATATTAAAAAATAAATTAAAGCCCGAGTTATGTTGTAATTTTCTCAGGCTTTTATAGGCGGTGCAGATTCATAATGATTTACAACCACTTTTCCTAAGAACTCAGGGATTAAAGGTACTACTGCATTACCCAGCGATTGTAAACGCTGCATACGACTTCCCCCATCTGTCCAGCTAATAGGATATCCCATAAGCCATTCTACCCAATCAGGGTTTAATCGCTCATCTTTTAGCCTCGGTACTTCTAAAGGCTCTTTTCCCCATTGCTTAATTCCTCTGCTGCAATAGTACACGCCAATCTGCTCTTGTGTGCATATTGGGCTAATTTCTTTAAATCCCCCACATCCTTGTAATCCCTGCTGGTCGGTGTCGGGAAGAACCTTACATATCTGGCTAGCCCGAGACTCCCTGATATTCCATTCCTGTTGTGTTTCCGAATGTTGCCGATTTTTGTTATCAGGTAAGTATCCTCTTTGCTTATTATATGCCCTACTGTGGCATCGCTTGCAGTTGGGGTCGGTAGCATTTTTACAACTGTCTCCAGATGTGGACTCTGTCTCCTCCTTTCCGACGGACAATCCGACTTTACTGATGCAAGTGGGGTGGGCAATAATCCATATCCTGTCCCGTCTGTGAGGTGCACCAAAGGCGGAAGCCGGTATGCAATGCCATTCTGCATCATACCCGATCTCCCATAAATCTTGCAGGACGTTGATAAGCCCTGTACTACGAAGGTTTGCCACGTTTTCGATAATTGCATATTTGGGTCTGATTTCATCTATTAACCTCGCAAATTCTTTCCATAGTCCTGAGCGTTTAGCCGTTATTCCTTTCTGCTTGCCTGCTACCGATATATCCTGACACGGAAATCCTCCTGCAATTACATCAATTCTTGGGAGCGTTTTTAAGTCTTCTTTATTTATGGTAGTAATATCAGTAAATATCGGTACGGATGGCCAGTGTCTTGTTAGTATTTTCCGGCAGAATGGATTAATCTCACAAAAGGCAACCGTCTGTAGCCCCGCAGCTTCCAAGCCTATTGAAAATCCCCCTATCCCTGAAAAAATATCCAGCACATTTAACATTTTAGCTTACTACTCTATAGCTCATTTCTTAGCTAAAGTAATTATACCATAGGCTTTAACTATCCTGATTTTCTCATGACTTTTTATAGAGATCGTGATGATAAACTTCAGGCTCTCTTGGGCGTAACTTCTCTCTTTCCCTGCGAGCTTGGACTCGCTCTCTGTACCGAGCAAATGCCTCAGCTTGAGCTTGGTTCATTGCACTTACTATATCCTGATCCGTGATTTTGTGTGCTTTAGGCTTCTTATATATATTAGGCTTTTTATTCTCTTCATCAGAGCCTGCCGGCTCAGCACTTGTTAATTCTATCATCTATTGCATCCATTATTTTATTACCTACACTCGTTAGAACCCATTTAAAAAACCTATAAACATAATCCATATGCCTTCCTAAAATCATAAAGAATATGTAGTCTTTTAACTCCATCATGGTTAATAACGATAAAACACTTTTTAACTCTTCTTCTTGAAACAGTAGCACAAGAATTAAGCCGCTTATTGAGATGTAAATTATGTAATTTACTACCGGGAATATATATCTATACATGGCTATTCCTTTGTTTTTTGTATTTTTTCCCTAAAAAACTCAATATTTTCTTTTGCCTCCTTAATTTGAGCCATAAATTCTTTTGCCTCTTCTATTTCCATTTCTTTTGATACCGCCTTGTCTTCTTGGCTGCGGCTTTCTATGTTCATTTTAGCTAGTGCTAAACCGGTAAGCTGTTGAACTTCAGGAACACTTATCTCCCCTTCTTCCAGAGCGGTTAAAGTACTATTTATTATTTCTGTAGCTGTTCTATTACCAAATGATATTTTTATAATGTTATTACTCTTACTTTCAGTAGACCATCCACCTTGTGTCTTAAGATAGAATATGGTCGCCGTTACATCGCCTTCATCTATTAAGGTTGTAAGCTTGCGAGCCACTCTGCCTATCGCCTTTGCTTTTCCTTTTTTATAGGCTAAGAGTACTTCCGGTTGTCGCTTCTTAATTTCATGAAAAGTCATCCCTGAAAAACCAAAATAATCGGCTATCTGTTCTATGGATAAATAAGCAGACAATGCTTCCACCTGTAATATTTGATCATCAGTTAAAGTTATTTTTTTACTCATTTAACAATACCGCTTTTTTATTACTTTCTTTTTCCCATCTCTTTATTATCACATCAACATAAGCCGGGGATAATTCCATCATGTAACAGTTACGCTTTGACCTCTCGCAGGCAATTAACGTAGTACCGCTACCGCCAAAAGGATCATATACACTCTGGCCTTGAGCAGAGTTATTAAGTATTGGCCGAAGCATGCACTCAAGCGGCTTTTGCGTACCGTGGCCTGTGGATTCTTCACCATCTCCCTTACTGCCGTTATATCCTTCTATATCCCATACTGTTGTTTGATCCCTTTTACCCTGCCAGTTATGCCTAACTTTCTGACCTTTTCTTACCGCATACCATAAAGGCTCATGCTGGTTATGGTAATCACCACGGCTAAGAACTGGTCTAGTTTTACTCCAAATAATAAGGCTTACTAAATCAAAACCACATTTCTCTATATTTTCAGCAAATTTATGAGTATATTTTGAACTATGCCAGATGTAAGCCACATCACCGGTAAATAATGAATAAGCCTCAGACCAGTCATATCTATCATCATTTAGTACCTTGCCTGTGTTTCTAGTCCCTTTGCCTACTTCGTTACGCCACTCAGGTTCATAATTCACTCCATACGGCGGATCAGTTACCATTAAAATTGGCTTTGCTCCATCCAGTAGCTTCTCAACATGCTGCGGATTAGTACTATCCCCGCACATTAAACGATGAGACCCAAGCAGGTAAATATCACCAAGCTTGGAAGTAGCTTCTTCCCCTACTTCTATCTCCTCTTCCTCCCCTATTTCTTCTAATATGGCTTTATCAAATATAGGCGTTAGCATATCCTTATCCATACCAAAAGATAATAGCTCCTCCATATCAAACCGCTCCGTTAGAATATCAAAATCATATTCACCGAACGCTAGGTTATCTCTAATGTTTAGCCTGTCTATTTCGTCTGGCGTTAGTTTCCTACTCGGCATTAACACCTCAATTTCACTCTCATCATCGTAACCTGCCATATATAAAGCTTTTTTACGCTGGTGACCGCCGATAATGGTGTAATCGTTATCTACTATTATTCTTTGATGATACCCGTCCTCCTTGATATGAGCAGCTAGCTTATCCAGCATTTCCTTGGTTATTTTTCTCGGGTTATTAGGATATTCTTTTAAGCAGGCAAGTTTAATACCGGTAGCTTGCCATGTGATAGTTTCAGTAGAAGACATACTTTTAGTTTTTTTGTTATAACTCATAAAAAAAGAAGCCGTACTTGGCAGTTTTCCGACGCTCCGGCTCTTTCTTAACTTATAGTAATTATAACATAGATAATTTCAGTTCTTGAAATCATGAGAGTTTTTACTAAAATTCAGGCAGCAATACTTCCAATTTCTCCTAAAAACTCCCGGGTTTTATTATCTGCTACTTCTATGCCGATGTTTCTTAGCATCTCATAGGCTTCATTGATATATTTCTCATAATTGATATTTACTAGGCCTTCTCTCAAATCCATTATAGGAAAGGCATCATCACTATCTGCAACTTTTGGATCATTTTTAGCAGTTCCGTCTTTTTTAAGCTCGGTAGTCTCAAGCCTCCGATATATAGGATCTCCTGTAGTTGACCAGTACCACCTTACTATTTTCCCTAGATATTTTTCCCTCCAATAACCCCCTGTTACTACTTTCCTTACCATCAGGAAGTTTCTCGGATCAGTATCATAGTTTAAAATAGTTTCTTCTATTGGCTTCCCTTTAAGGATATAATCTATTACGGCATCCATACATACTTTTATTGTAGGGTTGTGAGCTAGATCACCTTCTACAAACGAACCCTTACGTTTTAAACTGCCGTCTTCTTTTACGGCTATGTAGGAATTAACGCTCTCATTATACAATGCCTTATATTTTGTTTCTTCTAAATTCAAATTAGATATCTCTTGCCAACTGTTACATATTTCTTTAAACAAATCGTACCCGGCTTTCAAAACACGGACGACAATTCCGTCAGTATTGGCACTTACTACATTTAATCCGCATTCTTCCAGCATTTCTATCAACATTAACAAACTAAGCTGACCGGTAAATGTTGTATGTAACAAACAGCTCGGGGAATATAAAAACGAATACTCGTCTCCAAACTTGCCGTAAATACTGTTAAGTATAATTTTATACGTATCCGATTTTGCTTTATTCCCCTCCCTCTTAGCTACTACTCTATCGTTATAGAAATTACTAATCAGAGTATTAAATTTATCTTTATCTAAATGCTCGGGACACCACTTATTATCTATAATCATTTTTGGATAATGACCGGTTACGTCCACGTCTATCAACAGCTCGTCATCTTTACAAACTATTGACCTGTGTTGTTCTTGCGAGTGTAACCCTCCTATGCCAAAACTATAACTATTGCCGTTAATATTAATTTCACCGGGTATTCCATCCTTGAAATTGCTGTCTCCCTTTATTCCCTTAAAAGTTAATCCTGATATCGTAGCTACCAATTCTTGCAATTCTTCGCTTTTAAAAGCAAGATAGCTAGGCGGTATATATTGAAATCTGTAATTATAAGGCATGCAAATATTCATTTTTGATATACCTAAAGACTTAAGCATTAATATTTCTGCAATACCTGCATCCCCTTTACTTCTGACATCAATACCATATTCATTGTTAATGTTGTTTCTTATCTCAAGCGGTTTTTTTAGGGAATTGTATAATTCAATTGTTAAATCTATATCGTTTGAACAGTATTTCCTTAATTCCGCTTTCTGCTCTTTGGTTACGGGTTTACTCGGATCATACGGTAAATCCTGCAAAAACGGCACATGCAATCTTGCTCCGTACATTTTTAAACTAGCCCTGCCGGGTAGAACATTGAATATGTCAATATGGTTATAGTGCCTTGGAGTCCATAATTTTGTCTCATTTAAAATATCATAGGTTTTTTCTTCCGCACTAACGAGGCGATCGGATAATATTTTAAGAGCTTTATTACTAGCACCGCGGAGGGCATACTCAATCATCGGAATATCATACATACGGGAGTTAAAACCGATAGTCGTGCATTCCGTTAAATATCTCTCTATTTTCTTCCCCTCTAGCTCATTATGCTCATCTAGTTCAAAATATTTATTTCTCCCGTCTTCTAGTTTGAACATTATTAGGAAGTAATTAGGATAGCACTCTACGTCTAGAAATAATTTAGTCATTTTAAAGCTCTATTTTTTACACTCATCCCGACTCGTCCCGCCACTCATCCCGCTGACCAACCCCTTATAACTACTACTATTTAAAGATAATTCGGGATGAAGGGATGAGTTTTAATGATTTTTTATTTATATATAAAATAAAATTGAGATTTCCTCGTATATGTATTTTTGTAAAACTCGTCCCTTCGTCCCATTTTCGCCTTACGTCCCTTTTTCTATAAAGGGTTAAGGGATTTTAAAACTCGTCCCGACTCATACCGACTCGTCCCGTTTTTACCTTATAAACCTTTTCCCATAAGGATTTTAAAGCTATTCTAAATTATCACTTGTTAAACAGCTTCTACGTAAAAACGTCTTCTATCGCTTATTTCTCTTTTAAAACCACGCCTATTTAAAGCACTGGCTACTGCTCTTGTCGCTCTTTGATCCACATTAACGCTAATACCCCAAGCTTCTTTAATTTGCAGCAATATTTCCGTTGCCGTCTTTCTATTAATTTCCGGACATGTCGTTATATTTTTTGAATACGGTTTAATATACCGAACTATCATTTCTTCATAAGGACATGTTTCTAAAAAACTCTCATTACTTGCCTCAAGCAAATTTTCTTCACAAGGTGTAAGCATCCAAGTTCTACCTGATTCAAACAAATGGAAAACCTGCACCCATAATTGCTGCTTATCTATATGATCGGTTAGTAATAATTTATCTACCGCTATCGGCCAATATCTAACATTACCGCTACGATCTTTTAAAAACTCCTCCGGGTTTACCGTACCACAAAATGCACTCCTTCTATAAAAAGTCTCATTTTTAGCAGCATATGCTCTTCTTAATACACTTTTATCATTACTTAAAAAGGCTTTTTGTGATGCTATTTGCCTACTGGTAAGAGATCCTTCAAATTCTCCAAGTTCTACAATCCAGCATGAGTTTGCAATTGCTACACTGTCTTTATCCAGCGTATTTAACTGCAAACCCTCCATATAAAAATCTTTTAATTCTTTTGGAATTAATTTTTCAAACCAAAGACTTTTACCGGCAGATTGATCTCCTTGTAATATTAAAACACCTTTAGTTTTAGTTCCCTTCTCTGCACATAAGACTGCGACCGCACTAATAAGCCATTTCTTAACAAGAAGATTTTTTAAAGCAGTATTATAACCCTCTTTTACTACTATCGTCTCAAGTAATCCTTCAATTCTATCCCTTCCGTCCCAAGCTTTGGATTTTATAAAATCCAGCACCGGATTATAGACGTTCTTACTACCTATATTACTACAATATCCGTTGATCAGATTATTTTTATTAAGTCCGTTCATTTCACAGATACTTACTAACTGGTTATAACTTGCGTTTAACTTCGTATCCGCACAATATGTTTGCCCGGGTATATTTATCTCCTCTTCCCTTGATATCAAATTCCGTTTTATCGAAATATTATAAGCCTTCAATATTACTTCAAAATTAGGCAACGTTGTCCTTGGCGGTTTATCGCTATCTACGTAGTCCGTAAACATTGCTCGAGGTAATTCTTCGCTAATTTTAAATGTTTTCTTTGCACTGCGTTTAATCTCTTCGGCGGCTATTTTCTTCTGCTCCTTGCCGACTAAACTTCTTAAAGCACCTATGGCTAATTTTGTAGAGTCTTTAATTTCCCGTATGTAATATTCCGCTTCCGATAGGCTACAATGTTTAGCTATGCCGCAAATAATCGGCATAAGCTCTGCGCTTTCGCTAAATTTTTCTTTTAAATCTCTTATTCGGGATAAGATATCTTTTTGCCAATCCGTTTTTTCCCGCTCATTTACCTTTTGAATAATCGAGGCAAATGTTTTAAGTTTGTCTTTGCTTTTAAAGGACTTCCATATTTGCCTGTTTTTGACCGCATCGTATCTATCGTCTTCGGCGTTCCACTTGTCCCATATTTTATAACCTTCTTCGCAGCCTTTATAATTATGGTGCATCGCCATACTAACTTCCAGCCATCCGTGATAATCTAAATATTTTGCCGGATATTTTTTTAAACACTCTATAACTTTTTCGGTATTAACGGGACCGTAGCTATAATCATAAACATCATCACTAATTGTTTTGTCGCTATCAACAATTGGCATTTCTATAATTTTGGCCGAAAAATCTTCTATATTAACGCCATATCCACTATTTTCTTCTATCCAATATTCATATTCATATTTTTCTTCTGTCCCCGGTTGATCCGTTATTTCAATAATTGCAGGCAGATACATAGCCTGACTTACAATAGTTGATGCTTTAACATCAACGGCATCTTTAAAAGTCAATTTATCAATAAAGTTTTTAGCAATACCCGGGTATAATTCTCCCTTTATCTCCCTGCTGCACCTTAAAATTACCCTAACACAAGGTTTTTTAGGAGTATGGCTAGCCGTGGAGTAGGCTATATAATCATATTTACCTAGCTCGGATTTTAATATTTTTGATAATTGATCTATATCTTGACTAAAACTATCGATATCTAAAACTATTAACGTTCTTGCTTTTACATTCTCATTTTTTCTTTTTAATACGCTAAAATAACCGCCTATAAAATATTTTAGTTTTAACTTCTCTATCGATATTGCCTGCTTTATTGCTTCCTGATGAGAAAGATAAATCGGCTCTCCCGTTTCTTTATTAGGCTCAATCTGGTTCGTATTTAAGTTGATCTTTCTATTATCATACCGGATTTGTTTCTTTACGGGGTTTGATAATCTAACTTGAAGCTCCGCCCACGATAACTCAATATTACGCAGAACAATATCTTTGGCATTATCGCCTATGGCAAATCTAATCATATTAGTTTTTATATCCGGATTATTACCTTGGCTACTTACGCTGCTTCTCATGCTACATTTGCTAGTTTGTTTAATTCTTTCTTCACGTTAATTTCAAAAGCTATTACGGCAGCGGCCGCTCCCTTCGTATTCTCTTCTAAAATGTAGCGAGTATTACTTTTAGATATAAAATTTATTTGCTTATCGGAAGGCGGGTATTGTCTCCATGACGCTGATTTCCATGCCTCCTCCTCACTCTCTCTTTCATAGAGAAAATCGTTACCTTTGGAAATCGCTACCGCTTTATCGCCCTTATATATAATTTGGGTTTCTATATCGTATTCCTTGCTATTATTAGAGCCGCATATCGTTAAATAATGCTCGCCTTTCCTCACAACACAGCTCCATGTTTTAAAGCCGTGAGCTAGTAAACAATGTCCCGGCATCTTATCTATTTGTATCCTATGCCACGAAAATACCGACATCTTTAGCATTTCTATTTCATCCATTCCGTAAATATTAGTGGCCGTCTTATCCTTAGCTTCAAACTCATGTCCGCATTCAGGGCAAACCGTAACTCTTATAGCTACAATCTTAGAACACACGGGACATATTTTTGTCGGTGCTTCATTACCTTCTGACTTTTTAGGATATAAATTTATTTGTTGCTCCAGGGTGCCGTGTAAAATAGACGAAATACCGAAATCCAGTATTACGCAATCAGTCTTAACAAGACCCGAATACTCTCGCTGATCAACAGTTCTAAGCCCCCTCCCTACCATCTGTATCATGGTTGATTGAAAAGAAGTCATACGCAGTAACACCACGCAACTAATAGGGGGATAGTCCCAACCTTCCGTTAGTACCGCGACATTTATTATTACTTGTATTACTCCTTCATTCATCCTCTCAAATATTATCTGCCTTATTTCATGGGTAGTCTCACCGGTAATCATTGCCGCCGCTATCCCGAACCGGTTAAATACGTTATAAACGTTTTTAGCATGAGCAATAGTAGAGCAAAAAACTACGGTCTTACGATCCTCGGCATATTCACCCCAATATTTTACAACGTCTTCATTCATCGCCTCTGTATCTAAAATAGCCGCAACTTCATTCTCGTTATATTCACCTAGATTATTGGTTTTTAATTTTTCTAATTGTTCCCGGGCAATTACCGATTGTTCCGATATACTTACATATGTTCTAGGCCTTACTAAATGACCGGCAACAATAAGCGTTTTAATACCTATTTGATACGCATAATTATCAAATACCTCCCCAAGCCCTACTTTATCACCCCGATTAGGCGTAGCCGTAACTCCGAGTAAAAGAAGCAAATCGTTTAATTCTTTCGCTCTATTAATTATTCTAACATATCCGTCAGCGGGGGCATGGTGAGCCTCATCTATAACAAATAAGTCTATTTTAGGCATGTTACATAGATTATTTTCTCTAGTAACCGTTTGCTCCATGGCAAACACCACCTGACCGCTCCAATCTTTACTACTTCCGTTTACTATCGATGTTGTCACGCCTTCACATACTCTTGAAAACTTTTCACGATTCTGCGTCACTAATTCGTTTCTATGGGCAAGAACTAATACTTTGTAGTTAGGATGCTCTTTAAGTAACTCTTTGATAATGGCAGAAAGTATTATAGTTTTACCGGACCCTGTCGGAGCAACAACAAGAGTGTTATCATGCTCCTTTAATGCCAGCACGCTTTTCTCTACACACTCTTTTTGATAGTCTCGTAAAATCATATTTACCTCTTACTTCAAAAGGGTATTTCATCATCAAAGTCATCTTCTATCTTGACGCCCATAGCTTCGCCGTACCTAATATCCTTTGGAGTGATAACTTTCTTTATTTCATTCTTTAAATTCCCTTTATGATCATGAGTGTTTTTAACTTCTACAAGATGAACAAGCCCTGCTAACTCACTAAGTTTTTTACTACGTTTTTTACGAGCTTCTTCGCTCATATCGTTAGGGTCTAATCCATATGTTGAATCAAGAACGGCTTTTATATAACTCTTGCCCATCTCATTATAAGTATCCCCTTTTGGACTATATAAACCGATCAAGTGATATATTTTCTTGTTTTTATGCTCTCCGGTTAATACAGTATTGATAGTGTTAAGATAAACTGCTCCCGATTGTCCTAATGTAGCAAGTCCCTCAGTCCAGCCTTGTTCTACATCGTTGTAGCCGCCTTCTTTTATAGTAAATTTTACTTTTACTATAGTCCCCTCGGGTATCGGACTATAATCGTCCTGATTTTTAGCTGTTGAATAATCAATTATTAAATCTTGTACTTCCATTTTTAATTCTCCTTATTATTTAATTTAGTGTTAATATTAATCCCTAATAATTGTTGTTTTTATTACCCTCGCAATGTTCTCCAAATTTTGTAATAATCAAATTTGATAGCGTTATTACATCTTCAACGAACATCTGATTTGAATTTTTTAATTTTGCACCGGCTGTATTACTAGCAAATCGCTGCAAACGTTTAGCTATTATTAACAAATCTTTAATTTTGATTTGACTGGTATCATCCCTTAGCAGTAAATCCAATTGCTCTTTTGTTATGCGTTTTTTAGATACTTCACGATTAATTTCCCCGTGTAGTTTAGTCAGACATAAATTGACTTTTTCTATATGATCCGAAAACCCGTTAAGAATGGTTCTTGCTTGAATTAAAAGAGTATGTAGCTCTGCAGCGTGGTATAGGAAATTCTCCGTAGAACAATAGTGAGAAGATTTACTAACGACTCTAAAAGCCGGATTAGCATCAAACCAATCATATATAGAAGTTATAATCTCTTGAATATTATTGTTCATCCTTTGTTTCTTCTAAAATTAAATCTATTAATGTTTATAAAATTCATGTACATAAGCATCCCTTCAGTCTCTTTCAAAATTCTACGTATGCGAAATGCTATCGTTTTGACTTCATCTATTTGCATAAAACTACTCTGTATTTTTGTGATTTTTCTTAACAAAAAAATTAGATAATAATGTTAAGTTTAGGTCGACAGGATTTTGGTGCTTAATTATCGGCACTGTAATTGGTGGCGTAAAACTTATAATATCTCCATTTTTCAATTGTTCTAAAAACTCAGAATTTTTTTGATCGTAATCAATTCTGTAGGATTTTAGTTGAATGCTTTTGTCTATATTATGTACATCTCTAAATAGAGCAGTTTGATATTCTTTATTTTTGTAATTTGTAGTTTCTATTTTTAGATAAGTAGCAAAAAAAGTAGTTGTTTTTAATTTTTTAAGATTAACCATCTCTGGAAGATTGAAAGAAAAATATAGAGAATTTGCATTAACACGAAAACCGTTATGAACAGGCTTTGAAGTCTTTATTAATATGTTTAACTCTATGAGCTTATTAATTATTTCGTATACTCTTCTTTCTTGACAAGAAAATAAATTTTGCAATCCATAAATAGTGATATGGAATTCTTTTTCACAATCACAAAAATGAAGCAGTATTATTATATATTTTCTTAATATTTTACTTAGGCTAGGATATTGATCTCGAAGGTAGAGATGTAGAAGTTCATTAAATTTGCTATCTGAAATATTGTTATTTATCCAATTAATCATAAAAAGAAGTATTTTTTATTAACTGAATATTGTGCACGATTTTACAATAAAAAAAAGCTGCAAAGATTAAGGGAAAAAAGTGCAGGGCGATTTCCTTGAAGACCTTATATATACCTAGATACGGTAAGTATAATTTTATGACTGGTGATAGTGTTGGATATTTTTATTATTAAAAATATTCTGTTTAATAAGGATTTTATGTAGTTTATTTGCTACTAAAACAAAAAAATAGCTAAAATTTTTAAACATATCTATTGTACCATTGTGGTTGGTAATGCTTAAATCAGTGGTATTAACCAGTATTACTACTTTTATATGGAAGCAGCAGAACAGAAAAGTCTTACAAGAGAACAGAAAGAAGCTATAGGTTTATTGTCTATAGGTACGATGTTGGAATACTTTGATTTAATGCTCTATGTTCACATGGCGGTATTACTTAATGAGCTATTTTTCCCTAAAACAGACCCTTTTACTGCTTCTCTACTTGCTGCTTTTTCTTTTTGTTCAATCTTTATTTTTAGACCGATAGGAGCTTTACTATTTGGTTATTTGGGTGATCATGTAGGGAGAAAATCCATTGTTATTATAACAACTCTAATGATGTCGTTATCTTGTATAGTTATGGCTATTCTTCCAACTTATGCTCAAATAGGTATCACTGCTTCTTGGGCAATAATGTTATGTCGTATAATCCAAGGTATGTCATCTATAGGAGAGATTATAGGAGCAGAAATTTATTTAACCGAAACTATTCCTCAACAATTTAAATCCTCATCTATAACGCTACTAGGAATGTTTTCAGTTTTAGGAGCAACAGCAGCTTTAGCTCTTGCTTCATTGGTATTTTTATTTGGTCTTAAGTGGCGTTTTGCTTTTGGTATAGGAGCATTAATTGCATTAGTAGGAGGAGTAGCTAGAACTACTTTAAAAGAGACCACTGATTTTGCTGATGCTAAACGTAGAATAAAAAAAACTATTAACCAATATCAAACTCACAATGTGATAAACACTGATTTATTTACCAATGAAAAACCCAATATAAAAACTACAATATCGTTATTTTTGATGGATTGTAGTTGGCCAGTGTGTTTTTATATTGGATATATCCATTGCGGTGATATTTTAAAAGATTCTTTTGGCTATACAGCTGAACAAATTATTAATCATAATTTTTTTGTTTCTTTATCAGAATTATTAATGTTTATATTATTAACTTATTTAGGAAGAAAAATACCTTCATTAAAAATTCTTAAAATTATAATGATTATATTTTTAGTTTTTATATTATTTTTTCCATATTTATTTTATTCTCTCAAAAGTCCATTTCATCTAATGCTAATACAATCTGTGATCGTAGCTTACGGTCCTATCATAATGGTAGCAGTTCCAACACTATTTAGTCATTTTCCTATTTTTAAAAGATTTACTTATGTAGGGACTATACACGCATTATCTCGTACTGTTATATACGTTTTTACTTCTTTTGGTTTAATATATCTGACAAAATACTTCCATCATTATGGAATATTTATTGTTATGCTAATATCAACTATTAGTTTTGCAATTGGTTTGTCTCATTTTAAACATCTTGAAGTGAGAATAAACCATTATTAAAAAAAGAAAAGAATTCTGTTAATTTTAACTGATTATTTTGTACAGTTAAAGATTGAATCAAAATTTGATTCAAAGTTTTTTCTATTTGATAGTGTCCAGAATATATAGATAAACCTAAAAAGTTTTGTATTGTATTATCTATATTTTTCTGTTGTTTTTCAATACTCATTGAGTTAATAGTCTGGATATTATGCAATCTATCAATTAACTTAATCAATAATACCTCTTTATCTTGTTTTTGATAAGCATTGGTAATTATTTCTGCTACACTTAACTTACTACCGTCTGGTCTATCACGGGTAAGCCTATCTACCATTTCAGTTATTCGCCAGCTAAAGTTATCAAGTATCATACCCGCCGTAACTTCGGTATCCTCGATAATATCGTGTAATATGCTCGCTACTATTACATCGGTTTTTAGCTTATATTCAGATATCATATAAGCAACTTCTAAGGGATGAGTGTAATAAGGCTCACCACTTTTTCTTTTTTGATCACCATGATACTTTTTAGCCCAATAAATAGCTTTATTGATTAAATCAAAATCCAGTACATTTTTAGTATCTAGAGATTTTAGTTTCTCTAGTAATCTGGTGGAATATTGGCAAGGTGCTAAATAGTCCATAATTAAGAATTTATTAATAATATTGTTATATACTACCCTTCAATTAATTCTATTATATTTTATTTTTATATTTACCTAAAGTTTTTTTTAAACGATGTGTTTATTTTTTTAATGAGTAAATAAATGGAATTGTATTTACATTTAGTCAGAAAAGTGCTTGCGATAATGGTATCAATAGAAAAAGTAGAATATCGTATGCATGGTAATTTTATAGGTATTTATAGAGATGGAATATTATTTGTCAAAGTACAAGAAGAAGAACTCTATCTCTTAAATGATCAAGGTACATTTGTTAAAGTTGATAATAAGAAACATGATATTCAGGATAAATTGAGAAAGGCTTATAATTTTGCTTTAATAATAGCATAATTGGCTTTTCCGCTACATGCGTGGTGTCTTCGCGGTTTACCGACTTAGTTCTAGCTTACCTCATTTTATTTTAAAAATTTTGAGTAGTTATGTACGCAATATCATTCGACATGGAAGTAGCTAAGTTAAAGGAACACTACGGCGAGCCTTATAATAAAGCTTATGATGAAAATAGAGTAGGGCTATGCTATATTTAGTGAGGAGTTGTTGTCACATTAATAAATATATAGTTATTGACTCTTCTAAAACCAATTTACTACAAAAATCGGTTATTTTATCATCATAACTAATTTAATAATATTAAGAAGGTAATTTATGATAAACAAAAAATCCTTGCTAGGTACTATTATAGTCATTTTATCTACTTCTACATTAGCTGAGGATAGAACAGGCTTTTATCTTAAAGGAAATATTGGGGTTAATAAAATGAGGAATGCAAAACAACATAATGTATATCCCGAAGAAAATGTTTATGTACCATCTAATAAATCAGAATCTAAAATATCTCCAGCATTTAATATTGCAGCTGGATTTTATCTCAACAATCATGTAAGACACGATTTAAGTTTTGGATACCAAAAAGTTAATTTTGAAAATAACACTGTTTATAATAATACTGTATATGATGAACATGGAAATATTATTGGTAATGCTGATCTTAAATTAAGCCGTAAAAGTTCCATATATTCACTGATGTTAAATAGTTATGTCGATTTACCTGTTAGTAATAAATTTAACTTTTTCTTTGGTGGAGGAATTGGATTAGCTCAAATAAAAGAAAAAGTAACACAAAAAATTATTGCTAATAATGTAAATGTTTCAGAAGGAAAAGAAAAATCAAAAAACAAAAGAAATTTTGCTTATTCATTAACTACGGGTATTTCGTTAAAAGTTTCTGATAAAACTAATTTTGAACTTACATATAGCTGGCAAAACTTTGGGGAAACTAAATATAAAGACAAAGAGGTAACTAAGAATCGCTACAATGGCCATAGCATAATGACAGGAATAAGATTTGATATATGATAAAAGTTTTTTATAGCATTTTTATGCTTATGTTACTATCTTCTTGTGCTACAATGGTAAGAGGTACAACACAAGAAGTTTCAGTAAATACAACGCCAGCAGGTGCACATGTTCAATTCTCTAATGGTAAAAGTTGTATAAGCCCTTGTCATACTATTGCAGAAAGAAAACAAAACTTAAACATTACAGTAACAAAGGAAGGTTATCATGCTCATACAGGTACTATGATACCAACATTAGCTGGAGCTGGAATTATATTTGGTGGTCTTGTGGATTATGGAACTGGTGCAGTATATGATTTACAACCTAATCCATATCATATTCAATTAATGCCTATTAAATCTTCTTAAAAACAATTATTATATAATTTAATTATGTATGCGATATCATTTGACATGGAAGTAGCTAAGTTAAAGGAACACTACGGCGAACCTTATAATAAAGCTTATGACGAAATTAGAGCCATGATGGAAGATTTAGGTTTTGTTGGAACACAGGGTAGTCTTTATCTTTCAAAAAATGAGAAAAACGATCTTACAACTGTTTACAAGGTAATTAATAAACTATCTAATGTTCATTGGTTCTCTGATTCAGTACGAGATATTAGAGCATTTAAAGTAGAAGACTGGTCAGATTTTACAGAGATAGTGAAAAATAATAGGTAATGGATATGGCAATAGTTAGTACAAATACTAGAATCAACAAATTTATAGAACACGGCTTCACTAAAGAGCAAGCTGAGTTTTTGGTAGAAGAAATAGAAAACGAAGATTCAACTAAAATAAAAATAGACGTTGAAGTTATAAAAAGAACTATGGTTACAAAATCTGACCTAGCAGAAATGAAAACAGATATCTTAAAATGGATGATCCCATTTTTCTTAACTATTATAGGCTTAATTATTACTGCCTTTTTTAAGCATTAATAACAGTAATTACCTTTGTTCTCTCTATTTATAATTTATAAACTAATATAACTACTATAAAGAAGATTAGCCAAGTAATTGTTAGTGATCTAGATTTTAATTCTTCAAGGTCTTTTCGAATTAATATGTTTTGATAATTATTTATACTTAATAATTCTTCTTTAGATAATCTTTTAGTTGATTGTATATACCTATCATATTTATCGTCATCGTTCATTACTTTTACTCTTTTTTAGTTATTATAGCTTTACGATATAACAAAATTTAAATTTTTAAATATGTCTGTTAATGGTTTAAAACCATCAGTAGTCCTATTCTCTAGGTCATATACTCTTACTTCCGTTTTATCAATTATCCTAGGTTTCTTTACTTCTTCCTTTTGAATATTTGCTTTTATGCGGAAATTACCGTTACCAGTTTTTACTGCATCTCGTTTTTCATGTCGCAGGCATTTACCGAAATATGCCATAAATTGAGCTTTTGAGCAAAAACGGTTAGCTAGTCGCCTTGACATATCAAGGAGTATTTCATTCATAGCATTTAGGCTAAAGTCTCGCCCTGACAGGCTTTGTAACTTGCCGCCATCCTCTTTAGTTAACGGATAATGGTGCTTTAGGCCTTGAGGTTCTTTGTACTGGTTAAACCGGTAAATTCTTGCCTTTGCCTGTGCTATAGTACGTTTTTTTCGCTCGTTAGGTAGTCGTTTTTTGAATTTTACAGTTTCAATCGGAGTAGTTTTAACTTCTTCAGAATTTTGTAAAAAATTAGATTCCAGATCTATATCTTCAATATCTTTATTTTTATTATATATATAGAGAGAATCGTTTTGTTGCGACATAAAAGTCTCGACAGAATTTTCTACACAAGTAGTATTTCCAACGTTTTGCTCTTTATAACTAAATTCGTAACTATAACGATATTTTTTGCCGTCATGAGTAACAGACCTATGATAGGTAATATGCAATATATCTTCTAATTCCTGAATAATTCTTACATTTTGTCTTCTTTCAACAATCGTAAATGTAGAAATATATTTATGATTTAGGAGTACTCTTTCGCCTTTTTGGAGCTTAGCTACGATAATGCTAAGTAATTTATTGGCTTTATCACTAAGAAAAAAAGATTTTTGACGCACGGGATTTATCTTTTTATTAGCTCTATCTATCTTGTCCCAGTTAATATAACTCTTACGATAACGGGCTTTTTCTTCCTTAAATGAGTATAGTTTGTATAGCTGGTCTAAGTATGATGATTCTGTATTAGTTCGTTTTAGGTATTGTTGTTTTGCCATATTCTCTAAAAATTATTAATAATTTGTAATTTTTAAAGAAAAACACTTGACTATTAGATAATATTCTCATATCCTCGTATCTGTTGAAGTTTACGAGTTTTTAGTGTTTCTCTTTAAAAAACGCTATCCCTTTTTAAATAAAATTTTACTTACATAATTTCCTTTACACTAACTTTTAATTTAAATTATATAGTCCATTGGTTAATAAACTACACAATAACTGGTACTACATCTACAAGTTGGACTAACAGTATTATCATTACAAATTACATAATAATTGTAACATCCAGCTACTCCACCATGGTATGAACAACATCCCATGAAATTTTGATAATAATTTCTGCAATCATTGTCATTATAGTAAGAATAATTGCTATTTTTCTTAGATATTTCATGTATCCTGTATAAACCATATCCGGTTCCAGCAACAAGTGCTGTAGTACTTAAATTATTTTCTGTACAACCAATTAAAACACAACAACAAAACAATAGTAATTTGTTCATTTTTTTGTTTTTTTACTTCTATAGTATGGATCAACATATTTGCCATTTTTACGATAATGACCCTTTACACGTTCGGTTTTAACACGTTCATTCTTTTTAAAAGTTTTTGTATAGGTAACTTTTTTTGGGTCATCAAAAGCAAAAATATACTGAGAAGATAAAAAACTAAATAATAAAACTAATGCTATATAAAACTTTTTCATATATAATTAATGCCTAATATTAATATCAGATCATATCCCTGTTATTACTTGTACAAGTAATAACAATATTAACTATTTTACTAAAAGCAAGATTTTTATTGAATTTTTATTAAAAATGATATACATAAAATAAAATTTCTTATACAATGAATTATTATGAATAAAGTAAAAATGATAAAAGAAGCAATAAATAATAGTGGGTTATATTCTAATAACCAGTGTAAAATAGTGAATGTATTACTCGATATTGCTGTTAACAATGTAGCACAAGCAAATGTTCGATTTCTTCAAGAAAAAACTGGAGTAAAAAAGCCTACGATTTATTTTGCTTTAAAAATTTTTCAAAAAGATGGATTAATAATAAAAAATGAACAATTAGGAGGTTTTGAAATTCAACAACCTAAATTAAATTATTTTTTAGAATCTTATCAAAAAAAGCAATCTGTGTAATTTTTTATAATTATTTTTCAATAATTTTATAATAAAACTATTTGACAATATCATTTTTTTATCTATATTTAACTCATAAGGTAATAAAAAAACGCCTTAAGTTTGCACCTTAAGACGTTTTTAGAACCTTATATAGTTGTAAGAATTAAACTGTTTGATTGACTTAATAATTCTTACTTAATATCAATATAAATCCCATGAGGAGGATATATGCAAAATATCTCAACCCTACCTTTACGTCAAGAACCTTTTTTAGAATCAAAAAAGCACGATAAAATCAGTAACTCGATAAATCATGGTACAATAGAGTTAATAAGCCATAAATTATTGGATTCTACCATGCCTAGTTTAGAAGAAATCAGCGTTGCTAAGGCTAAGAAGCTATTGCAGAAGATGCTACTTCCTACAAAAGAAGCTGTGCAGGTATTTTCAAATCTTGAGCAATTAAGACAAGCAGTAAAAATCTCTAATGAGCGTCAAGCGACAAAATTACCAGCTAACATAACAGAAATACCTAAATTTCATGAAGCTAAAACTGAAAGCCTAGAGCTATCAGAAAGTGCTAAAGAAACATTTAGCAGAATCATTACAATAGCAAAGGAAACGTTTATAAAGGAACAGATAGAAAGAGCTAACTTTTATAAGATTTCCTATGAACTTTACGGCGATAACTACTACCAGTTAATGCAAGATATAGACCAGTATGAGTATTTACTTGAGAAGGCAAAAGATTATTGTGTTGACTGGGATACTAGCGAATACGACCCAGTAGCTCTAGAGCAGGTAATAGAGGAGGTAGAGTATAATGCTTACGTGGCCGATCAGGCCTTACGTTCTTACTTTTCGCTAACTAGAGGGTTGGAGGTATAAAATGACAATAAAAGATCGTTTTATCCCGCGCGAGGAAATCTCAAATCTTCTCTGGGGCATGGTTGGTGATATTTCCACTCACAGCTTGTCAATGTGGATTAAGTCAAAGACCGATGACGAATTTGTGGTAGTACCAAGAGAATTCTGTATTTTAATGGTTTTGTTTTTAGAAAGACAGGCAGTAGCGAAAGAGCATTTACTCTTTAATTTTCAGAAGGTACTAGATCAGCTTGAGGAGATAAAACGTTATTTATAATAATAAAGAAATAAAGTTATTAATATGGAAAAGAAGCAAGAATGGCTAAGAGAGCGTAAGAACTATCTGGGAGGAAGTGATCTGGGTGCTATAGCAGGACTTAATCCATACCGTACGGCTCTTGACGTATATTTGAACAAAACCAGCGATGACATTAGGTGCGAGACTAGCCCTGCAATGAGGTGGGGTAATCTTTTAGAGGACATTATTGCTGAAGAATACGGAAGAATTAGAGGTTGTAGAATAGAACAACCATCACAGCCTATAATACATTCTAAATATAAGTTTTTAGGAGCTAATATTGATAGGTGGGTAATATCTTCTG